CGAGCTTCGGAACAGGACCTGGAGTTCGTCAAGCGGGTTAATGCCATCAAGTCGAAGCCGGTAGAGGGCGACGACCTACCCGCTGTTGGTCGCACTATGTTGTTGGGACAGTTGATGCGCCGTATCGTACGAGTAGCTTACGCGAATGACGAGAAGGCGAAGAAGCAGTCCGTGTTCGACATACGACTTGTCTATCCGGATAAGTACACAGGGTACATCGCTACTCTCACCATGGCTTTGGGAAGCTGCTTTGCCGCAGTCTTTGGGCTAGGTGCCGTTAGTGTGGCCATGCTTTTGACTTTTCTGCCAGTTTTCACTGCTGGATTGTCGTTGGTCAAGCAGATCCGCGAGAAGATTTCGAGCTGGTTTGCTGGGTGGCACTTATTGCAGGTTGCCGCAGTCCTTGGGTTGGCGAGTGCAATCGCCACCCGACTCTACTACGTCTTCAAGAAGGATGATGAGGTGAATGCTGAGATTCCAAAGTCTCGCAAACGTTTGGTCAATATTGCGTTGATCAGCACCTTACTCCCTGTCATACATATGGCTCGGGATAAACAATTCAAGAGGGAGCTGGGCAGCATGATGTCTGATGCCCGCACCTATCTTAGAGAGTTCCGCACTACCAGCAGTTTAGCAAAGAAATTGTTGGTTTCGGTTGAGGGAGATGAAGACGGAACAGAGATGTCTGAGATAGCACCTGAGGTTGAAAAATCCTTTGATGCGGTCGAGGAGTCTCTAACCTCGCAGGGCGGAGCTAGTGTTGCTACGTTCAGCTTGGTGAAACCCCCTCCGGTCACCGTTGAGGCTGGTGACTTGAATGCGTTTACGGAGTTAACGCAAATGGAAAACCCTGCTGCGTGTGCAGTGTGGTTGTATTGGCTGACTACGGCTGAGTTTGAGCTGTGTTGGTCAAACAAGGAGGGGGCAGTGTGTGCTATTTCCAAGAAGCACACTCTGTCAATGGAACTGGGCCGCGTAGCTCTCTGCTCAGTTTGCGGTTGGGTGCATTTGGACCACAAGCCCCACCGCGGTCATCGTCCCAATTACTTTGTGGACAAGTTTGTTCGACCACAATTCAAAACGCCTCAGTCTTTTTCCATTGGTTCCTTAGGTGGTGCCATTGGGTCGTTTTTGGACAAGTGGTCACCGGCGTTGTTTTTGATCGCGTTTTGCACAGGTTTGGCGTACGCGATCTTTAGGTTTTCGAATCGCAAAGAACGGAACCTACGGAAGGACGCCGGGTTCAGGGGGTGGGCGACACGAATGATGTGCTTGCATGAGTGCGGTGCAGCTTCGGGTCGTGTGCAATGCAACCACCAGTGCGGAAACGCCTTGTGTGATCACTCACCTTCGTGTTCCGCCTACATGGTCGAGACTGACAAGTACCTTTTGGTGCCTCAGGTAGATCGTGTCCCAGAGAGCTGGACAGCAGCCTTGGGTTTGGTTCTAGGAGGAGCCACTCTCGTCCAACGAGACTTGCATCACCGGCAGGAAATGCATGCGAAGGACGTCCATTCACATTTGGAAAGGCTGGCGCGTGCGGGGAAGAATGTACCTTGTACTCATGAGGTGGTCCAACGGGACTGCTTGTACAAGAAGTGTTGGTTGTGTTGTACACGCCACGACTGCCCCGCCCATGTCCCCTGCTGCTTGCATAGCAGCGTGATGTGTCTACAGTGTTGTGCTCGTGAGCAAAGAAACGGCAAACCTTGTGTGGGACATATCATTCCGACTGAGGCTGACCTGAAGAATGAGCCACGGGATGCGGAAGGGAACATTATGGAGTTCGTCGATGACCAAGGGAAAATCATTTGCGGAGCCTTTCGGAAGCGAGCGCTTTTCGAGAGGTTTTCGAAGACAAAGAAGTGGGAGGGCGTGGAGCCCTTACCATGTCCGCATGGTGAGAAATGTACCAGGTCGCACAAGAAATCGCCCTGGATACGCCGCAAAGTCACTATGCGCACGGCTGAGTCGGTAGTGAACTTCGACCATGTGTTGGAGGATGCTCAGGCTGGTCGTGTGGCAGAGATGGACGGTGGTCGTGACAAAACTAACATGCTCGTGAGAAAGGTGTGGTCCAAGATCCACCAGAACCGCAAGGCTATCAAGCGCGACAAGACGAACAAGAACTGGTTGGGTGACGGGGACTATGACAAGTCTGTCCTCGCCATGGCGACGAATGACAATATGGCTGATGATTATCAGCAATCCTACGATGCGGTTTTCGGGGATTTCAAACCGTCGCGTCGTGTTCGCAGGGAGGCAAGAGATTTGAACAATGCGATCAACAATGACACAGCTCCGCCGCTCATGTTTACGGAGTTTACCGACCAGGAAAAGGATTATGTCAAGAGAAACGCGGACGCGTTCGCTGCGAAGTTCGTTGATGAGCATCAAACGATACTCCGTGCTTTGTTCTCCCATGGTGGGAGGATACGCATGGAGGATTGGTCTCCCGAGGCGAGAGCCTTGGGTGAGGAAGCTCTCAGAACGCGCAATGCTGGCATGTTTGAAGCGGCTTTGCGTTTGCTCAAACCTGATGAGGTTATGCAGTTCCAACAGGTTATGAAGCAAGCTCTCAAACCTGGACCTCAAATGGTTCAGATTCCGTCTATGGCCGCCTCTGGAGCTCTAGCGGTCGCGGACCCAAAGGACTTGACACCCGGCTTAATAGCCTCCGCCGCACAAGCGGTTGGCCAAACAAAGCCGAGCTCATGGGCATCAGTGGTGGCTGCCCCAGCTGTGTCGCCGGCACAAGCGACGATACAGGTTGGTGTGGACGGTAATGTCATGCCCGCCCCTCTACCGCCAGCTCGAGTCACACCCGTTCAGGCGGCTGTTGTGCAAGCAGTGGAAACTGCGAGAGAGGAGGAGAAAAAGCGTAACTTCTTCGCGAAACCATGGTATGATGCTGATATCGCTGAGGAAATGAATTACGCTACAGCTCTTTACAACTTCGAGCGTGGTAATCGTACGCAGGAATCGAAAGTTGAAACCGCCCCGGCTAAAATGCCACCGCCCAAAGAGGTGAAGCCGGAAAAGACGAAAGCCGTGAAGTGTAAACTCTGCAATGAAACAACACACACGGTCTTGTACTGCCCGAAGAACAAGTGCCCTGTTGGTAACCCGACTGGTTGCAAGGTTTGTCCGAAGCACCCTGTTGATGTTGTCCTAGCATGGCAGAAGAAGAAGGAAGAGTTGGCCAAGGCTCGTCATGCCGAAGCTTTGATCTCGACCAATGCGTCAGTGAATGTCACAGACGCTCTCAAGTTCACGGGTGTCGTCAAGGCGTATGACGGATTGGCGTCTTGCAACGCCACTTTCCTGGCACTGAAGGGTGTTCCAGGTTTCGTCATTGACAGGCACACTGTGCTTTCTGGTTCCGTCGTGAAAACGGCGGGTGGAGGCAAGGTTTGTGACCATGTCGTCCTCAAGTATGCAGGGCAGGAACGCAAGGTCATGCTGTCTGAAGCAAAACAGCTGCATGTTGACCTGTTGTGGTTCCCGTGCCCGCAGTTGCCGGTTGCAAAGGTTGCGGTTTGGGACGTTGCGAAGCACTCCAACGTCTCCTTGACCTACTATGATTCTACGGATGGTTGGAAGGACAAGACTACCACCGGCAACGCTTGGGCTGAGGCGTCGACGACGCTATCAGCAATTCACAACTGTGAAGCGAAGTTCGGTACATGTGGTGCACACATTCGAAGCAACGGGTATGTTGTCGGTATCCACTACGCAGGTGGTACTGGCGGCAATGATCGGAATTATTTCTACCCCATTACCAAGGAGGTGATGGAGGTTCTCCAAGGTGAGCGCACCTATCGAGAGATCTATCCTATGGGTCAACCGATCCCACCGGATATCGCCCGCGTTTTCCAAGGCTATGCGGCCTTGGGGATCCACATTGAGAAACCTTCTTGTGCAGACCTCGGGAAGGAACGCTATTGGGTGATGCCAGGCTCAGTTGGTTCCACGTTGGAGCCTTCGGATGAGTTCAAGGCACAAAATTTCCAGTTTGTGGAGTTTGTTTGTCGGATCCCGCCGAAGAACCGCAAACATTACGCTGCGCCAAATAATCTTCGTAAACAGGACGAAACGATGATTGCAATGTTGGTCAGCATTGGGCATGAGTACAAGCGTAAGTACGAGCCCAGTCGCCCCACGGGGAAATCTCACTACACAGTCATGAAGAGATTTGACAGACCGCACTACATTGGGTGGTTTGTGGAACCCCGTGATGTCTTGGCCTTTCGCTACATGAAAGAGTGGCTCGTTCAAGAGCTTTCTCTGCACATCCCGCCGCACACACCGTTGAGCGCGGATGAAGCGATTGAGTCCCTTGACATGACAAAGTCCCCGGGTTGGCCCTGGAATATGTGGTTTGTCACGAAGAAGCAGTTCTTCGAAGACAGGTTCATCACGGTTAATGGTGAACGGAAACCCTGGGACGGTCGTGCCTTTGTCCGGAAGTACTGCGAGGACATGCGTCGACAGGAGACGCGTCGCCGAGCATGTTGGCACAAAAAGGACAAGCTTGAGATTCGTGAGGTTGGGAAGGAGCCCCGTCTCATTGAAATCGCAGCCGTTGAGAACGCCGCAAACGCGAACCGCTATTGCGTTCAGTTCAATCGTTACTTCTACTTGTGGGGTGCTACCACTCAGGGGCACAACATTGTGGGGATGACGAAATACGGTCTGCAGTGGCACCGCATGCTCATGCGCCACTTGATCAAATCACTCTTGAGCTACTCGTGCGATGGTTATCGTAACGAGGTCAATGTGTCCTGTCCTTGGCACCGCTTGTTCGCGGACGTCACCAATGAGGTCTGCGGCTACGGTTCTGAGGACGCAGAAGCAGTTCGCATCGTGTATGATGAGCAGAATGACCGTTTCATTGTCTTGCAACGAGGGGACATTGTTCGGATTCTCGGGAGTGAACCTTCCGGGAGCACAAATACGATTGTGAACAACACCAAAGTCGGAATGGGTTGCTATTTCTTCGCTTATGCGTGGTTGCAGTTGGAAGTCGGTGAGAAACCGAGCTACCACCAGTTTTGTGAGGACGTGGTGATTTCAGTTGGTGGAGATGACTCGTTGCTTACCGTCACTGAGAAGACGAAGTGGTTCACTCCAAAGGAGATTAATCGTGCGCTGCAATGCCTCGGTTATTCGTTTGAGACCATGAACGATGAACCTCGTCCCGCAAATGAGTGCGTTTTCTTCGGTAGCACGTCTGTGCTGCACGAAAAACAGTGGTGGCTCCCCGCTTCAAACCTTGAGAGGGCATTGGGTTGCCTTGTAGAGGGTGGCGAAGGGAAATCCTGGAGGCAGGGAACGAAGTTTTGCAACATCGACCCCCGCATCCAGCTGGGTCGCTTGGCGGCTATCCGTATCGATACTTGGGGGAACCCTGAGATTCGAGAGTTGCTGAGCAAACTCCTCGTGAAGTTTCGCGAGGAGCACCACAAGCTGTTCTCTGAGACGGCCGATGATACGGTCTTGAAAGGTGAGGTCACCTGGAAGAGTGTCAAAGCCATGCTCAAAACGGATTGGGAGATTGAACAGCTGTACACGTCTTTCGAGTCACTGGGTCGCGCGCGTAATTCTGAGTTCCCAGTGTTTGCGAACATGCCGCATGCAAGCGTACCGCGAACTGAGCTCGAAGTTTTTGAAGAGTCTGTCCGAGACGCAGACGTGTTTGACCACACATGTGGTTATGAGGGTGAAGGTCATGCTGCAGGTGTGGCCAGAGCCCTCCAACTGCCGCTACATGGTAACTACGGTGGTCCCGGGTACACTGGAGGCAAGTTGCGGGGTTTGTCATCAGGCTCCATTGCTGACTTTCAGGTCGAACCCGTCGATGCTGATGACGAGTTGTTTCGTCGACACGATTGGGACATGGACACCATTGGCCCTACAGCAGCTGATCAGGTGTACGTTCGTGCTGCCAGGGAGCTCCGTGCGAGTGAGGATCGCAGCGGTAGTTATGCACCCTTCACTACAAGAGTGAAGAGGCGGATTGCTGAGAATGTGTTCTCCCGTTTCTCGGGTGAGCCTGACTCGCAGACGCCTACGCCGTCGTATCCGTGGGATTCGACGCGTGGTTATCCAGGAGAGGGTCAAGCTGGAATTGCGGACCCCGTCCCACGAGGTGGTGGTGGTTTGGCTGAAATCATTATCGACGGTACGAAGGACCTCTATGATGGTATTTACCGGACTAATCCGCCCCTGAAGTCGGTTGCAGATCCACCACCGACAGCGGCAGACAAACGCCGTGAGAACCGTCGCATTGCTGAGATCCGGCGTGCGGCGGAGGCACAGGACCAGTACAAACATGGCATTGTTGATCAGTGGGAGTGGGATCGCACTCACCCGAAAACGACGAAGGCGCACAAACCTCGATACTTGCCCCCTACTGGTTCCACGGTGAAGATCGCCGTAGATGGCTCCAAAGCAGCAAAGCATGCTAAGGATGTCGTCGCCTCTGCGCATGCCGCTAAGGAAGCGGCGCATCAAAGAGAGCTCGACGAGCTTCTCGCGCAGAAACGTCTGAAGGACGCTGCTGGTAAAGCGGCGTCCAAACCAGACGAGGTCAAGCGACCGTTGGCCCCTGATGCTCGCGTGAGCTTCAATCCTACTCTCGGGTACCCTGGTGAAGGGCCGAAGGGGAAGGGGCGCAAGGGGGGTCGTCGGTCCAAGAAAGGACAGATGACCCCCCGTGGTTCCCGGAAAGGCTCGCGTAAGGGCAAGTCCGGGGGCTACAAAGCCAAAAAGCGCGTTGTCTACAAGAAGGCAAGTTTCATTCCAGTGACGACTGCGCGGGCCATGAAAGGTGGCTCAAAAACGAAGGGGACTGTCACTATGGCTGGCAGGACTTTCCTGACTGCGGTTAGCAAGACCGGGTCAGGTGATACTGCAAAACCAGGCCAGTACAAGTCCCTTTTGGTTACCGATTTTCTCGGTACTGTCATCAACAATCTGCAGCTCACTCCCTACGCAATGGCTAGTTTGGGGTATGGGTCGGATCAGTCTGTTTCACAGCTGAAACCGCTTGCAGACATGCACGAGAAGTATGAGTGGGAGTACCTCAGAATAATCTGGTGCAATGAAGCGAACTACCAAGTTGCTGGGACCTGGAAGGGTTTCTACAACTCGGATCCTACAAATGATGACACCAATGCGCTTGGGACCTCGAGGGTCACCTTGGACTCATCGAACAGAGAGTCCAGGACCATTGCAACGTGCAAGTATCAGTCGAACTACACGTGGGATCTTACGAAGTTGATCCCGAAGAAGCAGTTCTGGTGTCGAAGCTCGAACCTGAACACAGGTCAAGGAAGTTCTGATCTGCGTACGACGTCTCCTGGGAACATTGTCATTTACAATGAGACGGCGCCTACGACTATTTATGCGACGGACCTTGAGTTGGGCAAGTTTTACATTGACTGGAAAGTCAAGTTTTTCAAGCTCATTCCGTCTGAGTCTCAACCCTTTGGTGAGTGGACCTGGAATCCAACCACTCCCTTAGTGGCGAGTACACAATACTGCTTGACTTTCCCAGAGTCGGCAAAAACTGATCCCAAGTCCGAGCAGCTTGTGCACAACACAGCTGGTCCTCAGGACATTACGGGTCATGTGGGGTATGCAGTTGGAGACTCTGCCCCGGGGGGTCTTTTGTTGAACAACAATTATGGGATTGATGCGACACAAGCCTTCCAAATTCAAGGGAACATTCAAAATGCGGTTATTACCAATTTTGCCATTGACATGTTCGTGGGTAATGTTCTCCTGGACCAAGACACATATGTCTCCACAGACTATTGTATTGCGTCCGCGACAGGTGGTATTTTCTTTTCAGCAGCTTTGAGAACACCGCCGTCAGCACCTGCCGGTGCTGTCAGTCTGCGTATCCGTTTTACGACGTACGCGACAGCGGATCCCAGCCCTTCCCTGGCTGTCTGGATCCTCCCCAGCATAATTTTCAGTTCTGATTTTGCTGGGGCGATGGGTCACTATTCTAAGTTGAACCCGTCTTGCGTCCCCCGTGTGGGTCGCGGTCTCGTCTACCGTCCGCGTTCGGACGATGATGACGAGAAAGTTCCGCTGCATAACCATTTTGGTCCCCTCATGGAGGCGGACGATGATGCAGGGTCGGAACACGGAGTTTTGAGTATGCCAGAGTCACCAAACCTGGTGTCGCCTCAGCCTCCGATTGGACCCCGTCCTTCCGTCGGCGTAAAGCCCGGGGTGGGTGGGGTCCCCACAGCATTGAGTTTTTCCTCGGCTGTGAAGGGTAGCCGCAAGCCTGCGGCAGAAGAGAAGAAGGAGTAACCCTCCTCTTCCGTGAGTAGAAAACGTG